TAATCAATAGTCTTAAGACAATAAGCTCCTGTAATTTCTTCTGAATTTTCATATGTTCTCATTTTCATAATATTTCTTTCTTTTTGATATTGCGCAAACTTTTGTTCATGATCTCTGCGCTTGGATACTTTAACTCTGTAAAAACTTTCTCCATCAACAAATGCACTATTAGATAACTTCAAACCTTGTTGAAATTTCGTTGCACATTCATATAAATGCTTTTTCTCTTTGTTATCGGCACATAATCTGTTAATTTTCTCTTCTATTTCTCTCATTTCTTCAATAAACGGATCTTCTGTAACTCCGTCTTGATCTCTAAACTTACTGCTTCCAGTGGCATACGACGTAATTTCATCATCCTTAAGACCTCCTGGAATACTAGTAGTATCTGATTTCTCAACAAACTCTTCTTTGGGCTCTCCTGTTTTTGCTCTTACTTTAATAAAGTGATTAATAATATCTGTTTGATGCTGTAATAACTTCACTGACTTACTTCTCTTCGCCTCATATACTTCAACAAAATTATTCACTGTCTCAGTAAACGAATACTTTTTTCCTAAATAGTTCTTAATATCAACATCATCTACATTTCTCTTAAATCTAATTCCTTCTTGGGCCATGTGAAATTCTCTTATATTAAATTCGATAAACTCTAAATGATCATACCATTCAATTACTCCTGGTATGTCTTTCTTCAATCTTCTTCTTCTAGGATCTGCTTCATCTGGATTCTCACAATAAGGACTTTTTGCATTAACTGTGACTACATATGTAATATCCCATCGATTAATAAAGGCTTGTGGATAAGCCAAATTCTCTGGGACAAATTTTGTAAAATTACTGGTAGCTAATATAACATCTGAATTTAAAAATATTTTTCCTTTATCTCCAAATGCCATGTCAGGCATATGTGGGATTTCATTCTTTACTGGAATCATTTCTGACTCTGCTGACGGTTGGCCAGCGACTGACTTCATAAAACCTAAATCATCATACCATATCATAAATTGGGACTTATAACCTTCCCAATATTGGGATTGAACATTTCTCGCATAAATTTCTTCTGACGGATCATTTAAAAATAACTCTAATCTTTCCTTGGGCAATAGCATAGCACATACCGCTTTAGCAAATGCTATTTGAGCATTACTCTTTCCTATAGCACTTTCACCACACAGTAATATTGATACTGGTGATATTCTTCCGGCACTTCCTTGTACATTGGTCCTCCTAACTCTTTGCATTAGTGGAACCATTGCTCTCTTTAAATTTGCTATCAACATCAATTCTCTACTCGCTTTCTTTGGCAAAGTCATCTCGAAATCTAACAATTTTCCGTTTATTTTCTCAATATATCTTATGTCATTAAGGGTTAATCTTTCCTTTGTGGTACACTTGCTAATTGTTGCATATCCTTCTTTAATTGTATTCTCGGCTTCAACGTATTCACTGGTCCAAAAGAACCATTTATCTGCTTTAAACAACGATCGGAACCAATTAACAATTGATTCCATTGCTGTAATAAACCAATCAAATATTCCATATAATCCATTTGCTAAATTTGGAAAATCTTTCAACTTGACTAATCTATCTACTGTTTGAGCTAATCCTCTAGCATCTTTAATAATGAAACCTAATATAATTCCGGCTATCGCACCAGTCAACATTTTGATTGTAGTGGGGCATAACTGAAAACTTACAAATTCCGGAATACTAAAACCATTTTGATCTTTAAATAAATTCTCTTCACTTTCTTTCTTATTATCTTGATTTTCAATATTCTCTTCTCCACTAACTTCATTTTCTTTACTTTCTTTTTTCTTATCAATACTTTTGACTAAACACTGCCATACTTTAATAATGTATGGCTTAATTGCTACATATGCTTCTGGTAACAACAATGCAATAGCTGCCATGAAAAACTCTTTTTTGAATTTTCCATTGCGATACCATTGAATTGCTGCCAACAAAAATGCTATTACTGACATGGGAGTACTCCATTCTTTAATGGTACTCATATCTGGGACAAATTTCTTATAAAACGCTTCTTTAGACGTTTCTACTACTTCTTCAACATTTCTCTTAACTGTTTTGGCACTCTTATCAACACTTTCATTATCAATTTCGTGTTTAACTGTAATTCCTTCATGTAAAAACTTATTAATTCCTGAAAACAAACCTGGATAGTCTGTATTCTCTTTCTTCTTTCCTTTACCAAAAAGACCTGACTGATCATTCAGAGACATAAAACTCTTCATCTCAAAATTCATCAAGTCAATACATCTTTGTCTTTCTTCTTCTCTCTCAGCTTGAATCGCTTCAATTCTTTTCTCAACATGTTCTCTTTTATAATTAACACTAAAATAATCACTTACTTTGGCAACTCTAGGCATATTTCCTAAGTTACTAACCAAAGTACTGTCTTTTCCAAGTTGTCTTGGATACAGAAATTGTTCTGTTTCAAATTGCATAGTGGGGGTAATTGTAGTTGTAGCCATGATTGTAAAATTCAAAAAGGGGTTTGGTGGTAGTCCACCGACCGAACTCAGTTGATTTTCTTCTGAAAACAACACAGAATCGTAAACAAAACCTGCTATTTTATATGTCGCTATAACTAGCGTTTTTCTTAACCAATATAAGGCA